ACACAACAGGATTTGGATCAGTTAATAGAAATGCAAAAAGCATCTAATAATCCAGCTGAAAAAGCTCAAATTGGAACTTATATTGCAGATATTCAAAAGCAATTAGGTGACAGAAGTCCGCCTCCAGTTGCTACAGGAGTAACTCCTCAGCAACTTGGAGAAATAGAAGCTAAAAAATCTTATGGAAGAAAAGCTGGCGAAGCAAAAGCAACTGAAGAAATTCAGCATGAAAAAATGGAAACTGCTTTTGATGAAAAAGAACTTACAAATTTGGTTAATCAAGCAACTCCGGGAGGTGTAGCAGCTTATGGCACAAAAGCAGCAGAGCTTGCAACAATTTCCACTCCTTGGAGTAAAGCAGACACAAAACTCGGAATTATTTCATCTGCATTGACNGCCGCTGTTCCACGCTTTGAAGGTCCGCAATCTGACGCGGATAGAGCAGCATACAAATCGGCTGCCGGTGATCTTGGTAATCCTTCAAAAACAAGAGGAGACAAGATTGAGGCAATTAAAGAAATGAAGCGGCTGATGGATAAATATAATATTAAGCACGGTAGACCGATTGAGCAGACCTCTACTTCTGTAGATAAAGCCAAATCCCATGCAGATATTTTGGATCTTGCAAAAAAAGGTGAAATTACAAGAGAGCAAGCTATAAAAATGTTTGACGAACTTGAGGCTCAATAATGACTAAAGAAGAGTTTCTCCAACAATTACAAACAAATCCTGCAAAAGAGAATTTTCTTAAAGCTCTTGATGTTGCTACAGGAATTGAACAGCCTAAGCAAAACTATGGGATGTTTAAATTTGATATTTCAAACCCTAGAGGAGAAGGCGCTTTAGAAAAATTTGGTAAAGGCGCTTTAATCGGATTAAGGCAAGGTGGCTTGGGTTTGAAAAGCAACTTTATGGATTTAACACCAGAAGATATTGCAGAACTTGATCGCATGAAAGCGTATCAAGAACAAGCAGGGTTGCCAGCAACACTGGGTAATATTNCTGAGCAAATGCCGCAATATTATGCTGTTGGTAAGTTTGCTCCCGGTGCAGGTNTGGGTGGAATAGCTACAAGAGCAGGTTTATCAGGCATGGTAGGCGGTTATTTAGCACCAGAAAACAAAATGCAAGAAGCTGGGTTATCTGCCGCGGGTTCTGCTGTTGGTGAAGGACTGCTTGGAATGGCTAGAAAAGCTTTAAAAGGTCCAGTTGCTAAAGAGGAAGTTAAAGATTTGTATGAGTCTGGCGTTAGACCTACGCTTGCTCAAGCTCTCGGGGGAGGGTGGAAGACTGCAGAAGAAAAGCTAACTTCCATTCCACTAGTTGGATCGGCGATTGAAAGAGCGCAAAAAAGATCCTTAGAGTCTTTTAATACTGCTTCTCTAAAACAAGTTATTGATGAGCTTAACACAGGATTAAAATTAACAAGCCAAGGAAAAGATCTTATCCCAGAAGGTGCAAACGCTTTGAGGCAAGCATTTACTGACATAGGAAACATTGAGCCTGGCGCAAAAGGAATCGAAAAAGTCTATAACGCTGTTGGAAAAGTTTATGATGATTTAGCTAAAAATTCATCTGGTGAAATTACTCCACAGCTTCAAGATTCCCTTATGCAATTAAGAGAAATGACGGGGCAAATCTCCCCAGAAGCACAGAAGCTTTTTGATGCTCATCTTAAAGATAGTGTATTGAGCAGAGTTAAACCCGGAGAACGCATCCCCGGTGAAACATTTAAACAAATTGATACCGATTTAGATCAATTAATTGCAAATCTTTCAAATCCAAACAAATCTTCTACTGACAACATGTTAGGCAAAGCTTTCATGCAGGTTAAGGAAGAACTGACTAACATGATGGATCAGCAAAATCCCGGATATGGCGATATCCTTAGAAACGCTGATGCGGCCTATAGAAAACTTGCTTTATTAGGTAAAGCATCTACAAGCAGTGTTTCAAATGAACTTGCCACTCCAGCTAATTTGCTTCAACAGCTTAGAGCGGAAGATACTTCCAAATGGAAAAAAAACTTTGCCACAAACAAATCTGAATGGATTGATTGGGCAAGAAAGAATCTTGACGTTATGGGAAACAAGTTTCCAGAATCTGGAACAGCAGCAAGATCAGCGCTATCAGATTTATTTGGAACAGGTCTAGCTTATCAACTTGGGCATTTGCCAGAAGCTATGGCAACTTATGCAGCGGCAAGAGCAGCATGGTCCCCAGCAGTGCAAGATTTTTTGGTTGAACAAGCAATGAAACAACCTGGACCAGTTAGAGCCAATGCTTTAAAAGGATTATCAAAACTAAGAGTCCCGGCTTCAACTGCTGGCGCTGCTTATACAACCGGAAGGGAATAACATGTCAAACGCTTACCTTTGCCCAATCCTTCAAGAACCACAATTTTCAGACGATACCACTTTTTTAGCTGGTGGTCTGATGTGGTTTTATTACGCTGGAACAACTACTCCTTTACCAGTTTATACTGATAGCACGGCCACAACAGCATGGCCTAATCCTATTGTATTAGATTCTAGGGGCGAATCAGGTGGTGAAATTTGGTTGTTGGCTGGACAGTATTACAAAATTGTTCTAGAAGCTAAACCATTATTTGGTCAAATTCATGGCCCAACAATTTCAACATATGACACCATTTCTGGTGTAAATGATGCAACATTAACGGCATCCGCCAGCGATTGGACTTTATTTGGTGGAACCCCGACTTTTTTAAGTTCAAATTCTTTTAGCGTTGGCGGTGATCAAAGAACTATTTTTCAAGTTAACAGAAGAATTAAAACGAATGATAATCAGTACGGAACTGTTTTATCTTCTACGCTTCCTGTGTCTGCATCTACGCCAACCACTGTGACGCTCCGAATGGACTCTGGCAATGCTTTAACATCAGGGTTAACGTCTGTTCAGTACGGAATTATTCAAACAACCCCTTCAAGTATTCCCGTTGCGGTTCAGACGGGCACAAAAACATCAGGATCAAGTCATCAGATTTACATTGATTATGATGGAACCAATCTTGATTTGGCTGTAGACACAACAACGTTTGGTGCAACATGGCCAATTAATGTTACTGGCAGCGCTACAAGTGCGACAAATGCTACCAACGCCACAAACGCCACAAACGCAACAAATGCTGTAAATCTAACAGGAACAATTGCCAGTGCGGTTACAGCAGTTACACAAGCAACGGGTACAAACAACACAAGAGTAGCAACAACGGCTTATGCCACAACTCAGGGTGTAGGTGGTCCTGCACAGTCTTGGCAGAATGTTACTTCTAGTAGATCCGCAAATGGAACAAATTATACCAACTCCACTAATAGACCTATTATGGTAATTGTTAACGTTGTAGGTATAAATAATGGATCATCAAGCGCTCAATTAAATATAGCAGGTCTTTCTGTTGCTCAATATACTTCAGCAATTTTTGGTGCTAATTCGCAAACAACTGTTCCATTATCAGCAATAGTTCCAGCGGGTGCAGTTTATAATGTTACTAGCTCTAATTTAACCGCAGTATCTTGGTTTGAACTAAGATAATGAAAATTAACCAAAAAGGCATCAACTTAATAAAAACCTTTGAAGGTTGCAAGTTGAAAGCTTATCAAGATCAAGGCGGAGTTTGGACAATAGGTTATGGTTGGGCTCAAAACGTTCATCCTAATGATGTATGGGAGCAGGGACATGCTGATTACATGTTAATTAAAGCTTTAGATCAGTTTGAACATGCGGTTACAGCAGGTATAGGTATTTCAAAAACAACCAATAATCAATTTAGTGCAATGGTTTCTTTGGCTTATAATGTAGGTCAAGGAAACTTTGTTAAATCTAGCTTATTAAAGNATCATAAAGCTGGTGAATATGCTNAAGCTGCTGATTCTTTTTTAATGTGGGATAAAGTCGCAGGAAGGNCTAATGCCGGTCTTGCAAGGCGTAGACGCGCTGAACGATCACTNTACTTGGAATATTAAAATGGAAAGATGGTTAGAGGCGGCTTTAGTGATTTTTGGCGCAACAATCACAACATATGCGCTTATTCAAAATCATGATTATCGCATTGGTCGTTTGGAAACCGGGTTAAATGAACATATAGACAAGCACGAATTGCAAGCAAAAGAAATTGATGCAAGGCTTGGACGAATTGAATTAGCAATTGGACGCATTGAAACAAAACTAGAGGCCCCTAAAAAATGAGCATTATTATTACGCAAGCAATTCATGTGTTAGCTGGTCTAATCCTTAGTTCAGACGTATTTCAGCGCATTTTAGCCGTTGTTGAACGTTGGGCAGATAAAGAAATTTCAGAATTGGATAAACACGAAAGTGTTTTAAATGAAATCAAAATTATTGGTTTAAATTTAGCAAAATGGGAAGCCAATCTTGGTATTGAGTTGGCTGTAGCTTACCTTAAACATAAATAAAATTATGAAAGATTTTATTATTGCAAGACTTGGTGAGACGTCTACGTGGCGCGGCATTTTTTTAATTTTGTCTGCTTTTGGTATTTATCATTTTACAGACGATCAGGAGCATGCAATTGAAGCTATTGCTTTAGCTTTGTTTGGAGCATCACATTTACCCGCAGACGATCTGGGGTATTTGTTAAAAAAGTGGGAATCGGAGTCCAAGCAATCCTAATTAGTGGCTGTGTTACAATGGATTGTGGACCAGGTATGATTGTTGATCTTACTCCACAACATACAATTAACAATATGATTGTTCAACTTAAATGTAGTTATTAAACATGAATGAATTTACTCTTACCCTAACAATTGAAGAACTTAACATTGTCATTGGTGCTTTAAATGCAGGTGCTTACAAGCAAGTAAAGCCTATCATTGAAAAAATCGAGCGTGATGTGACTGGGCAGCTTCAAAAAGCTACACCTACTGCATCTGCTGAATAAAATTGAGGCTCCGATTGGAGCCTTTTTCTATTTATAAGGTTGTAAAATTGGCAGAGGTTGAATTGTTGGTATTTGTGTTTGAATTGGCGGCTGTATTTGCGCTGGTTGTATTTGTAATGTGTGTATGGGTGTGGGTAATTGGATCTGTGTTATGTTTCCAAATTGATAAGTTGAGACTCCGTTATCGCATTGGGTTATGTTCCCGAAATGATAACAACCAAGCTGATTCGCATAAGCAACATTAATTGATCCCAAAATAAATAGTGTTAATGCGTATCTCATAATGATTCTCCTATACCGTGGTGTTTTTCTGCGGAGCGGACGCCTAAGCCAAATGATAGCCTAAAGCAATCTAGGCGCAATGATTCATCATCAATCTCCTCCTCCGTCATCGGCTTCCTTTCTGGCGCGGGTCTGGTATATAAAGGTATAAAACATTCACTTGTTTTTCCACTGCACATTACCCATCGAATTAACCTTGCAATACAGTAATCACTTTCGGCCATTTCTGGAGTGATTCCATTCCACCATGCCACAGGTCGGACATCATCTGGCCAATCTTCTAAATACATACGAATTTCTTTAAAAATTTCAGAAATTTCCATATCGTCTTCGTCCCAAGCCTCAAGCGTTCGTCTTAACAGTGC